GATATTTTTGAAAGATACTTTGAAGGTAACGATGGCACTATTGTAAATGTTACCAACAATACTATTACTATTCCAAACCACTTCTTCGTAACTGGAGAGCAGATTGAATATAAACATGCAGGAACTATTGCTAATGCTATTGGTATCGCAACTGCGACTTTTGTTGGAGCAGCAGACACCACGTTCTTACCATCAGAAAATATCTTCGTGGTGAAGATGGATGATAATACTATCAAACTTGCAACCAGTGCTGCAAACGCCCTTAATGTTGTCCCACAAACTGTTGGTATAACATCAGTTGGTATCACAACCAACCATAAGTTTGTTGCTATTAAACAAGATCAAAGAGTTGTTGTTGCAGTTGACAATATTATTCAGTCTCCACTTGTTTCCACTGCAGTCACTAGTGGACTTTCAACTTCTATTACATCTGAAGACATTGTTTTAAAACTAGTTGGCGTCTCTTCTATTTCTGGCGGAGATCTTATTAAGGTTGAGAATGAAATTATGAGAGTTGATGCTGTTGGTGTGGGTGGCACTAATTTCGTCACTGTCACTAGACCTTGGATGGGAACAGATTCTGTCATTCACTCGTCAGGCACTCTGGTAACTAAGCTTGAAGGTAATTACAATATTGTTGATAATACCATTCACTTTATCGAGGCACCATATGGCAATACGCCTATTGGTTCTACGACGAATCCTCCAGATGAGCAAGACTGGCTTGGAATTACAACATCTTCAACATTCCAAGGAAGATCGTTTATGAGAAGTGCTGCTGTTAATACCAGCAATGAACCATATTATCAGAACTACATCTTTGATACTATTTCTGACCAGTTCAATGGAACTAATAATGAGTTTGATCTTAAAGTTAATCAGTCTAATGTTGCTGGTATTTCTAGTAGTAATGGAGTTGTTCTTATCAACGGCATATTCCAAACTCCAGGACTTACGGAAGAATATGTATTTAATGAGACCTCTGGAGTCACTTCTATAGATTTTACTGGCACAGGAACCACTGTTGGTTATGATATTGGCGTCTCACCTTTCCCAAGAGGTGGCATTATCGTTTCCGTTGGTTCAACTGAAGGGTTTGGGTATCAACCGCTGGTATCTGCTGGAGGAACTGCAGTTGTATCTGGTCTGGGCACTATTTCATCCATTTCTATTGGCAACTCTGGTTCTGGTTACAGGTCTGGAGTTAGCACTATCTTTGTCGGAGTTAGAACTACCTCTGACAACCTTGAAATTATTGGTCAAGCCGTCATCTCTGACGGCAACGTCACTGATATCACAATCACCAATCCTGGTTCTGGATATACAACTACAAACGTGCCTGAGGTGGTTATTGATGCCCCACTTTCATACTCAAATATTCCACTAGTTTACAGCAGTGCTTCTACACCTGGTGTTGGTACATTTGGATTCATTGATATTGTTGTTGGTCAAGGTTCAAGTGTCATTGACTTTGAAATTACTAATACGGGATATTCTTACAAAAATGGTGATATCCTAACAGTCAGTATTGGTGGCACTGTTGGTATCCCAACAACTTCTTCCTTCTCCGGAAATGAGTTCCAAATTACTGTCGATAAAGTTGCTACAGATAAGTTCGCTAGTTGGACTATAGGCAACTTACAACTCGTAGACAATGTTGAACGATTTATTGATGGAACTAGAGTTAACTTCCAGTTAAAAATTAACGACATTATAACTTCTATTGTTGCTGGTAAAGGTTCTAAGGTTACTGTTCAAGATAACCTATTGATATTCGTTAATGATATTCTCCAGGTTCCAGGTCAAGCATATTCATTTACTGGTGGAAGTATTGTTACTTTCTCTGAAGCACCAAAACTTGGTGACAGTATTGATATCTTATTCTACAAGGGAAGTGGCGATGGTATTGATGTTATCTTCAGAGATGTTATTGAAACTGTCAAGAAGGGCGACACCTTACAAATTTCACATGACTCGACAATAGGACAACCTCCACGTTTTAGTGAAGATGAGCGTGTAGTAACACTTGTTCCTACTATTGATATTGCAGAAACTAACCCATACAATGGTCCAGGAAATGTTTCTGATCCGACTTATAAGAGACCCGTTAAGTGGTGTAAGCAAACTGAGGATAAGTTCATTGATGGTATTGGTGTCGGTAAGGACAGAGAACTCTATGAACCAGTTGTCATCCCAACTGCTTATTTGATTAATAGTGTTGGAGTTGGTTCAACCACTGTTTATGTTGATAACGTAAAAACTCTATTTGACCCACATCAAGAAAACTTTGGGGTCAATGTTCTCGATGTTAAATTCATTTCATCTAGTGATGCAGTTGGTGCATCTGCTACAGCAGTTGTATCTGGACTTGGTTCTGTAACATCCATTGAACTGTCTAATGTTGGTTCTGGATATACATCTGCTCCAACTATTATTATCGGTAGTGTTGGAGTTGGTAGCACAGCAACTGCTACAGCAACTGTTGGTGCTGGTGGAACACTGAGTATCTCTATTACCAGCAATGGTATTGGATATACTAATACAAACCCACCACAGGTTATCATTGAACAACCAACTACTAAGATTGAAAGTTCTTCAGCAGTTTCATATGCGGGCGACTATGGTAAAATTGTTGGTTTTGGTACAACGACTGTGGGTAGTGATGATGTTGTTATCTTCGACCTCTTCACAGATCCCTCACTGAGAGATGAGGACTTGGTTGGACCTGGTGCGGGTATTACAATAAGTGGCATCTCTACAGGTTACTACTTCGTTGTTTATGACTCCAATATCACTGGTGCGGGAGTCACTGCTCTTGATGATAGTGGCAATACTGTTGGCGTTGGAACTACCTTCGCGGACAATATTTACTTCGTAGAGTCTGTAAGTACGGTAAGCGTTGCTAATACTTTCATTGGTTTGAGTACAGTTGGAACAGCAGTCACTAATGTTAAGCGTGTTCAGGCGATAGTCACTGGTATGACCACAGTTACTGGAATAACGACTTCTAGTTTCTACGGTCATTATAGTTGGGGTAGAGTTGACTTTGCAGCAAGAGGTTCTTCGTTCTCATTTGATGCTCACACATTAACTGGTTCTGCTGGTATCAATACTTCTGATATTTTAACAAGGGCACGAAGACTGAAGTTTGATAATTATTTGCCATAGATTACCACTCTAAATAAAGTATAGAAAAAACCTACCAAATAAATGGCTGCGATTATAACTGATCAGTTAAGGATATTGAATGCAAAGAACTTTGTGGCGGGAGTCACAAATTCTTCCAATTCCTACTATTCGTTTGTTGGGTTGCCTAATCCAGCAGACTATCAATCGGACTGGAACACTGATGTTCCTTCTCCAAAAGACAACTTTAGTCAGGAAAATGACTATTGGGACACGATGATTGCATTGAAGAAAATAAATGCTCAAGATGTAAAGCAAGTTGTTCCCAAAAGGACTTGGTCTTCAGGAACAAGTTATGATATGTATCGCCATGACTACAGTAGAACCAACCTAGCAGCCGTGTCTGGTTCTACTACGTTATACCTGGCAAACTACTATGTCATGAACAGTGACTTTAGAGTTTATATTTGCCTTCAAAATGGACTAGATCCAGATAACCCATCAGGAAGACCATCACTGGATGAACCAACATTCACTGATTTAGAACCAAGAGCAGCAGGAACTAGTGGTGATGGATATGTCTGGAAATATCTGTACACCATCAAACCAAGTGATGTAGCAAAGTTTGAGTCAACTGACTTTATGCCTGTCCCCAATGACTGGGCAACTAGCACTGATAATGCTGCTGTCAGAGATAACGCTGTAGATGGTTCTATCAAAATTGTAACCATCACTAACAGAGGTGTTGGTCTTGGTACTGCTAACTCGGTATATACAAACGTCCCTATCAAAGGTGATGGAACTGGGGCAGAATGTACTATTATTGTTAATGCCAATAGTAAAGTTGAGTCTATTACCGTTTCTGACCAGGGTTCAGGGTACACCTACGCTAATGTTGATCTTGTAGCAGGTGGTGTTCCAACAGGAACCACTAGACCAGTATTTGATGCAATCATGACTCCTCAGGGAGGACATGGTGCCGATATTTACAGAGAGTTGGGAGCATATAATGTTCTCATGTATTCTAGAATTGAAAATGACAGTCAGAACCCAGACTTTATCACTGGCAACCAGATTGCTAGAATTGGTATTGTAGAAGACCCACTTCAGTTTGGTTCTTCCACTATCCTCACATCAGACAAAGCAAGTGCTTTGGGTGCTTTGAGACTTACTGGTGCTGGATATAGTTCTGCTACTTTTACTGCAGACTCATACTTTACTCAAACAATTTCTACTGGAACCACAGCAGTTGGTAGAGTTGTTAGTTATGACCAGACTACAGGAGTTCTGAAGTTTTGGCAAGATAGGTCTTTAGCGGGTTTCAATACAGTTGGAACTGCTCAGACCCAACCCACATATGGTTTTGAATTGCAAGAGTTTACTGCTACTCCAGGAACGGGTGGATCTCTAACTATCATCCCAAGTTCGGGCAATAATTTAGAGATTGACACTGCGTTTACGGGTATATCTACCGAGATAAATAATAGGACTTACTACCTTGGACAAAGTTTTACAAGTGGTATTTCAGATCCTGAGGTTAAAAAACACTCTGGTAACGTGATATATGTGGACAACAGGCCATCTATTACAAGATCATTAAACCAAAAGGAAGACATAAAAGTTATCTTGCAGTTCTAAAGAATTATGCCCAACCAAACGAACCTCAATGTAGCTCCATACTTTGACGACTTTGATGCCTCAAAGGATTTTCATAAAGTATTGTTCAAACCAGGGTATCCTGTTCAAGCGAGAGAGTTAACTACATTACAGTCTATATTACAAAACCAAGTTTCTCAGTTTGGTCAACACTTTTTCAAAGAAGGTGCAAAGGTCATTCCTGGAAACATTAGTTTTAATAACAACTATGAGTGTATTCTCCTTGAGAATACATTTCAGGGTGTGCCAGTATCAGCATACGCCGATCAACTTGTAGGAACCAAGATCACTGGGCAAAGATCTGGGGTTAGTGCATACGTTGATAAAATTCTTTTCCCAGAGGATTCTGAGCGCGGTCAGATGACTCTCTATATTAACTATTTGGATGCTGGTTCTGCAAATCAAAGAACTTCAGTTTTCTTTGATGGGGAACAAATAGTATGTAATGAGGTTATCGCTTCAGGTCTTCTTAGCAATACAACCATTTCTGTTGGAGCTCCTTTTGCTTCTACTATATCAGCACAAGCAGCTCAAACTGGTTCTGTATTTCACATTGATGCTGGTGTTTATTTTATTAGGGGTTCTTTTGTAAATATTGAGAAAGAGTCTCTTATCCTTGACCAGTATGGAAGTTTCCCCAACTATAGAGTTGGTTTCTTTATTACTGAAGACATTGTTACTTCAGACTTAGATGAGAGCCTGAATGATAATTCGCAAGGTTTCAATAACTATGCTGCACCTGGTGCAGATAGACTCAGAGTCACTGCAAGTCTCTTTAAGAAACCATTAGATAATTTTGATGACACAAACTTCATCGAACTTGCTAAGTTTATTGATGGTTTCATTCAGTCTCCCACAAAGAAAGGAGAGCAAGGTGGTGGACCTGGTTATATTGACTGGGGTGATACTATTGCCAGAAGAACGTTTGATGAGTCTGGCAACTATTATGTAAAACCATTCAGTCTCAGAGTCATGAACTCTTTGAACGATGGTTTAGGTAATGGTGGAGTTTTCAATGACAATCAAGTCACTCCTGGCGGCGATATTCCTGCTGAAGATCTAGCACTCTATAGCATTTCTCCAGGTAAAGCATATGTCAAGGGATATGAAATTGAGACTATTAGAAATATCTATATTGATGTAAATAAACCAAGAACTGTAAGAACTCTTGAAAATCAAAACATCATTTATAATACTGGTCCAACTCTGAGACTCAACAGAGTATATAAGGCACCTACTGTTGGTCTTGGCAATACTTACTTTGTAAGTTTGAGAGACCAAAGAATTGGTTCTAACCAAGAGTCAAACCCAGGTAATGAAGTTGGTGTTGCTAGAGTCTATGATTTCAGACTGGAGTCTGGTTCATATGACGCAAACAACGGAGATCTCAACCAGTGGGATATTGCTCTGTATGACGTACAGACAACTACAAACTTATTCTTGAACCAAGCAGTTACCTTATCAGTCCCAACATTTATTAAAGGTGCTAACAGTGGAGCAACTGGATTCTTAAGATCTGCTGTAAGTAATGGTCAAGACATTACTGTTTATGAAACAACTGGTTCTTTCGTTCCAAACGAATCACTTATCATTGATGGTGTTGCTAATGGGAGAATTGCCATTGCAGTTACTGAGCATAGTCTCTCCGATGCAAAATCAGTATTTGTTCCAACGTCAGTAGCACCCACAGTATTCAGTGCAGACGTTATTCAAACAACTAAGTCAGTCATTGGTATTGCTACCATCAGTCCAACTTCTGGTGGTGTCAGCACTGTTACAAGTCCAAATGAACTCTTTCCAGGAGATATTAAACTGAACGACTTGGTTCAATATAGCGACACTACGCCTGGTCTGGGAGCAGATCCCATCATTGGTAGAGTTGTATCTGTTGGAACAAATACTATTGCTATTGAAGGTGTTGAATCAGTTACTGGTATCTCTAGTGGTTTCCTTCCATCTTCAACTCTGAGTGTAACAGACCTCAAGGTTTTGTCATCCAACCTTGCATTCAGTGATGACAAGTCTTTGTTCACACCTCTTGAAAAGAGAAATGTAGATTCTGTTGATATTGACAAATCTATTTTGACGATCAGAAAGACTTATACAGTAAACATTGTAGATAATAGTCTTTCCGCTAACGTTCAGGCTGGAACAAACGAAACGTTCTTGCCGTTTGATGCTGAGAGATATCTTCTTATTAGGTCTGATGGTGTTACAGAACCATTAAGCGCAGACAAGTTCGACTTTGCAGCAGATGCAAAGAATCTTCAGATCTATGGTCTTGGTTCAAATGATACTGGTGCAACATTGATTGCGACATTAAGAAAACTAAAACCAACGGCAAAACGAAAACTTAAAACCAGAGTCAATACCCTAATTGTAAACAAGTCAATCAAGGATGGTTCTGGTATTGGTTCAACAACTCTGAATAATGGACTCGTTTTTGGCAACTATCCATATGGTACAAGAGTAGAAGACGAAACTATTTCTTTGAACCGCCCAGATGTTATTGAAATTCATGGCATCTTTGAGTCGGCAGGTACGTCAGCGGCATCTGCACCTAAGATGACTCTTCAGACTATAACTACACAGTCTACTACAACTTCAGACTTAGTTATTGGAGAGCAGGTAAGAGGTGCAGTCAGTGGTGCTATAGGCATTGTAGCAGAGAAACTTGACGATATCACTATCTCCATTGCTTACAAGAATGACTTTACATTTGAACTTGATGAAACTGTAACGTTTGCTGAGTCTAGTGCTACTGCTGTTATCTCTGGCATGAATGCACCTAGTTTTGATGTTTCTTCAAACTATAAGTTCCAGACTGGTCAAGAACTTACTTTCTATGATCATGGAAGAATTAAGAGAAAACCAAATACTTCTGTACCATCAGGTCAGTTGAAAGTCTATTATTCTAGTGCTTATCATCCAAGCACAGATGATGGAGATGTAGTTACTATTGACTCGTATGAAGGTTTTAACTACACCACGGAAATCAAAGCAGTTCAATACAAAGGAGAGGGTATTAGAGTCTCCGACATTATTGATGTTCGCCCTAGAGTTTCTAACTATTCAGTTACAGAAGACGCAAGATCACCTCTAGAGTTTTTAGGTAGAACATTTAATGCTGCTGGTCAGTCTGCCGCTAATGTCTTGGCATCTGATGAAGCAATTACTGCTGACATCTCTTACTATCAAGGTCGAATTGATAGAGTCTTTATGACTTCTAATGGTAAGATTCAAGTCATTTACGGAACACCATCAGATAACCCCCAAAAACCAAATTCTGTTGATGATGCTCTTGAAATTTGTACTATTGATCTACCTCCATATCTCTACTATGTGGAAGATGCATCTCTGTCTTTCTTAGAGCATAAGAGATATCAGATGAAGGACATTCAAGTCCTTGAAAATAGACTTAAAAATCTTGAATACTATACATCACTTTCTCTCCTGGAGAAAGAAACTAAGGACTTGTTTGTCCCAGACAGTGAGGGTCTGAATAGATTCAAGTCTGGTTTCTTTGTTGATAACTTTGTTGACTTTAAGACTCAAGCTTTGCCTATCAATAACTCTATTGATAGAACCTTTAAGATGCTAAGACCAAAGCATCACACAGACTCTGTAGACATGATCTTCGGTCCTGTCGTAAACCGAGACCCTAATGCCGACGTTGATTATTCTATTATTGAAGGTATTAATGTTACTAAGAGTGCGTCTGATCTGGTCACTCTTCAATATTCTGAACTTGAATATCAGAAACAAACCTTTGCAACAAGAACGGAAAGTGTAACTCCATTTATTCTCAACTTCTGGGATGGCATCCTTGACCTGACTCCTGCGTCAGATAACTGGATTGACACTACTAGACTAGAGGCAAAAATTATTGATGTTGAGGGTAACTATACGGAGACTCTCAATAACCTTGCTAGAACTGAAAACGTTGATCCACAAACTGGTTTTGGACCTACTGTTTGGAACTCCTGGCAGACCAACTGGACTGGTATTGATGTTAATAAGAGCACAAGACAGAAAACTAGAACCCGTTGGGAAGGTAGATACAAAGTTACTGAAGTTGTTGAAGAGTCTCTTGAGACTAAGGTTGAGCAGGGTATCAAGGCTAGAGATGGTGTACAGGTTGTTGTGGCTGAGCAATATAACCCACAGTCTGTTGGTGATAGAGTTGTAAGTAGAGAACTTGTTCCTTACATGAGATCTAGGAACATCAAATTCACTGCTAGGAAACTATTACCATATTCTCAACTGTTTGCC